TTCTGGATCTGAGTCAAGTTCTGGACTATCGTCGAACGCAAAACCTACTCTGCCTGCAAACTTAATCGTAGATTCGAAGTTTCCAATTTCTCGTAAGCTGCCAACTGGACCTTTTTCATCTTGACTGATATTGTGCCAAGACCGCACTTCTAACAATGGCTCAATATGCGAGGGAATTTCAATAACATAATGGTCTTCTGTAGAATACCCGGCATCACTGAGGTCTACTATCTTTATTACTTTGCCTTGGGCAGGTTTAATATTGCTTCGGTTAATACCATAAATCCATACAGTATCACCGACAGCGTATTTCTTTTTAACTAGCATGTGTTTCCTTAACGCTCACGTTACCTTTAGACTCTAACATGTCCTTGATGAACTTGATAGCTTTTCTATCAGTATCGTAAACGTATTCTGCGTCCTCGTCATCGGTCCGCAAAGTTACTACAACACCGTTTTTTACCTTACGGATTTCAATTGACTCGAACATATTTTTCCTTTATTTTGGAACACTCAAATTGTAATTGTAATGGAAAATACCAATGTGAGATGTTTCTCGGCTTAGTTCTTGATCACACCAAATTTCATAACCTGCTCGTTGTGCAATTTGACAGAAGAAAATATCTTCCCCAATTTCGAGATTTAAGCTAGGAATGAATTCTTGTAGATAGTGAGGTTGAGGAATTTTTTCATAAACTTCTCTTTTAACAAGAACACAGCCGTGTGGTAGAACATCGATAAGTTCCATTGCTGGGCTATTATCAGTAGTTTGGAATTCACGGAAGTTGCCAGCAGAACCAGTCATACCTGTAAAGTTAGGATTGGGGAAGCGACGACGACGATAGTTTACACCGACAATAGGTTTGTTTCGCTTGAGCAAACGAATAGGAGCATCAATGGGGAACTTCATATCGCTATCTACCCACCAAATGTAATCAAAGTCGGATTTCATAAAGATATCAACTAGATTACGGCGAGCAATAGTAATAACACTACCGATGTTAAATGCACAATTAATTTTAATACCGTGAGCAACAAGATTTGCCGCTGCCATTGCCAAATGCTGTGCAAACTCAGCATTGACCATTTCCATTGCCGGAACAGCAATCATGATACTTGGTGTTTTTCCACCTTGTTGTTGTTGTGCCGCTGGTTGGAATTGCGGCATCGAAGGCGCCTGCGGTGCAGGTGGGCGATTCGGAATATTGAGTTTACCTTTTTTCATTTTTATCCTTATGGGTTGGTTATCGTGGAGCGAACTCTTGTTGCATCTTTATATTATCAAAGAATTCTTTTTTTGTTCCCGAGTCATCTTTAAATGCACCTCGTAGAACAGTAGTTTGTGTTAATGAGCTATGTGCCATAATGCCGCGATTCTCACAGCATCCGTGTGTGGCTTGAACGTATACAGCTACATTTTCTGAGTCAGTAGCTCGCATGATTTCGCGGGCAATGTCATTGCAGAGCTCTTCTTGAAGCGTCCCGCGCCTGGCACACCACTGTGCGATACGAGTGTATTTGGAAAGTCCAATAAGTTTGTTGGCAGCAATGATCCCAATATATGCCACGCCACTAACGGGCTGATGATGATGGCTACACATACTGCGAAGCTCACTGCGGACAACAAGCATGCCTTCATACCGATCCTCCGAGTCATTTGGAAACGCTGTTGCGTTTGGTGCTGGTTCATATCTTCCTGCCATTATTTCGTTAAAATACATCTTGGCCAGTCTACGTGCTGTGCCTTTGCTATTAGGATCGTTTTCTCGATCAATAAGCAATCGATCTAGCACAGTTTCAAACGCTTCTGTTGCTTCGTTGATCAAATGTTCTTTATCGCTATCGATTAGATAGTCACTGATGTTGTCTCCTGCCCAGAAACGCTTATTGTCCGCCTTCATGCGTTCGCGGATTACTTGTGATAAATTTTTACTTGTGTCTGACATTTATTCTCCGAGTTAATGACGTGGATGTCTAATACTTTATAATATATTGTTATTTAGACTCTGTCAACCTAAGTAGCAAATTTTTCTTCACTGCGGCATCCAAAACATTTAACGGAACATCTAATTCTTCTGCATACTTGAGTAATGCTGAAGTGTCTTTTGGAAAACACATCCCTCCAAATCCAAATGATCCATCGTGTCCTGGAACTTGTAAGTGGCTCTGTCCAATTCTGTTGTCTAATGAAACCATTTTAGCAACGGAGGTGTAATCTGCACCGATTGCAGTTGCTAGTTGATAAATTTCATTCATAAAGGAAACTTTTGTTGCCAAGAATGAGTTAATGGTATATTTGGCAAGACTTGCTTCCTCAATTGAAGAATACGCTACTGATGTTGCATTAGGTTGTCCCCATTTAGATATTTTTTCTGCTTGATCTAAATAGGCTTTTACTCGACCACCGAGGATAATAAACTTACCATTAATATAATCTCGTGCCGCGTTTGCCGCAGTTAAGAACTCGGGAGAATGCACTAAATTGGGATATTGTTTGTTGAGATTTTTATAAAAAAGCGGAGGGGCTGTGCATTTGCTGATAATAACATTATCGTAATCTTTGAGATTTTTTAATACTTCCTCGAGAATACTGGTATCACATTTCCCGTCATCACCAAATGGTGTGGGCACACAAACAAAGACACCTTCACACTCTGCCAAATCTGCATAGCTGTTCAACCCCTTTGCAGGATCTTTATCTACTAATACAAGATCACAGGAAATTTCTAGTGATTGCATAATTGCATTACCGACAAATCCAAGTCCAATAATGCCGACTTTTGGTCTTTCAAAATTCATTATTATAATTCTTATGTTCGAAGATATTTAACTTAATCATCTGAGAGCCCTATAAAAAGTAGTTCTCGTTCTGTGATATTAGCAATTGGTTTGATCCAACCTTTATCGATGCAGGTTGCTATTATCATAGCATAGTTTTGCGGGCATTGTTTTGAAATTTCAAATCCTGCTCGAGGTGACAGGGTCATACCGTCGATGATACAGAAATTACGATCACCTTGTTTAAGGGTTCGTATTTGACTTCGATGAGCTGTGATATTCATGCATTAAGTGTAACATGAATTTAGCCCTATGTCAACGATCTATCCAGTCTTTATTGCGATACGGTTTACCAATATATGCTTGTGGTAAGTATCTAACAACTTTTTTCTTAACACGTTGAATAATTGGATGATTATGATCGTGTTGAAATGCCTTTAAATACATACGCCAGCTATTATGTCGTCTGTATTTTTTCTTTTGATTTTCATTTAGATATTTGATTATTTGGGAATCGTTAATCCCAAATTTGCTTACCAATTCACATGCAATATTGAATGCATAAGCGTCAACCTCGTCACTGCAACCTAGATAGCTTTGCTCCATTCTTAGCTCAGTTTTTTCTGCATTACTGGCATAATCCGGCAAAACTTTAAACTGTCTGCGCCTGAATTGGCGCATATGAATTAGCTCATGCAAAATTGTATCTGCAATGCCGTAACAAGTTGATTTATATCTTTTACTATTGATGCATATAGTTTCTTCGAACAGTGAATATTCAAATGATATTTCGATGCTTTTGATTTTTTCGCAGTCTCGATCACTATAGTAGCAACCGCCTATCCAACATTGATTAGGATCTACTTTTGGGTTAAAGTTTTTCTTAAATCTAACAGGAACTAGTTTTTTTAAATGGTTTGTTACTTTTTTATGGAATGCTGCCACAGAAAGTTCAGTATTAACAACTTCCGGCGCAAGAGCCAGCATAAAACTAACTATAGATTCTCGATCTAATATAGACCAATTGAATTTTACCTTCGGTGTTGGCATATTGCACCCTTTAGTATTAGTAATTATCCTATTACTATAGTCCTATTATATACTGCTTTAATGGGCTAGTAAACGCTCACTCCATTAATTTCCTGCCATCTTAGGGCATCTGCCCATGAATTTACCAAAGGTTCTCCCTTGACATTTAGGCTAGTATTCATTAAAATTGGGCATCCACTGACTGCATACCACGCTTCTAACAACGCCCTAAACTTTGGATTATCTTGTGCTGTAACAGTTTGGACTCTGCTGGTATTATCAACATGGCAGATACCTGGTAAAAGATCCGGAGTTCTGCAACGTGCAACAAATTGCATGTATGGGCTTTCTTTAACTGGCATATCAAAATATGTATCTGCATGTTCGGCTAACACAGCAGGTGCAAACGGTCGGAATGCTTCTCTACGCTTTAAAGAATTCATTCTATCTTTAGCACTAGGACCTCTAGGATCACACAGTAAACTACGATTTCCCAGGGCCCTCGGACCAAACTCTGCACGACCATTTGCTACTGCTACTACTTTGCCTGCTAACAAGTCGTTAACAATGTTGTCGATATCTAGTTCCCGGTCAATATCTGTTCCTAGATACGGTCCCTGCCAATCTAAATGCTGTCTAGTATAGGCAGCAACTGCACCGATTGCACTACCGGCATCACCTGGATTGGGCATAAGCCAAATATCTTTGTAAAGTTTTGTTTGTGCAATTTTACTGTTAGCAACACAGTTTAGGGCAACGCCGCCCATGAATATTAGATTGTCACTGGGCAACTTGCGGCGCATCCATGCAACGGTGTTTAGGAGATATTCTTCCATTAATGCCTGCACACTGGCCGCAATATCATAATCACTTACACCTTCAGGTCTCGGCCATGCCCTACACCCTTTGTGTAAGTTTACTTTAAGTTTAAAGTCCGGACCTTCAAACTTGTCAAAGAACTCTTCTTTAAGAACTTCTACAAGTTTTGGTTGACCTAGCGCAGCCATGCCCATGAGAATATATTCTTCTTCATTGGGTTTTAGTCCAAGATATTGTGTAAAGGCAGTGTAGAACAATCCCATGCTATGTGGATAGCTCTTAGACCAAACTGACTTTAGACCAGTGTCATCTGCTGTCCATATACTAACGGTATTCCATTCGCCTATTGCATCAACTACTAATATACTGGCGTCTTTAAACTTGCTAGTATAGAATCCTGCCGCAGCATGACTTTCATGATGACCTACAACTTCTAAAGGTATTGAGTTAAGTCCTACAAGTCTTAGTTGGTCTCTAGGACTCACTATCCACGGACGTTGACCTGAGTAAAGTCTACGTAAATTCTTTTGCCAAGGTTTTTCAAACCAGACAATTTTTGTGGGGGTTCCATACGATCGCATCTCGTTGACCATATCGACATCTAAGAAATAGTCATTTTTAATTCGACTATATCGTTCACTGTGTGCAGCCCACACGATTTTATTCCCATTAATGAGAGACATGCTGGCATCGTGATTTTGAGCAGTAATGCCGAGAATCATATCAATAGATAAATGGATCTCGCTTGCGTAGCTCTTCTAGTCGTGCTTTTAATTGTTTCTTTCGGCGTCGCTCATAAAACCACCCTAGAATTAATTCTTTTATTTTTTTAAACATAATGTATTTAATCTATAACACACCCTACTAAATGTAGTCTTGACATTTTGGAAAAATTACAAAAACTATGTTTCTTTGTAGTATCCACAATATAAACATTGCCTGCTGGTAAATGCAGCATAGCTCGATTATTAGGAAACACAAATAGGCAATCAGTGTTGGTAATTAATGGTATATGTAATCGTTGGCTTTTATCTTTATGTAGGCTATAACATGCGAATGGACTTACCCACATTAGCCTAGTTCTAAATAAATTATATTCTTCTATAATTTTTTCAAATAGTGTGTTTTGAAATATAGGATTAATTTTACTATATTCTGTTTCTAGTCTTCCGGGTTGCAATGTTCCAACAGCACTATTTGAAAATTCTTCACCTTCGGCATATTGTAATCCACATTGCTTGCCTTTTGCAGACATTTCCGTCCATGGGATATTTTTTTCCAACTTATTATACTCTTCTAGAATAAGATTAAAATCTATAGGGGCAATGATAGAAAACAGTTGCATTTTAATTAAGCTGTGTTACAGTTATTCCTGATCGTTCAAGAAACGTGATACCGCTAGTATCCCTATAAGAGTTCCGATATAGAACACTGCCAATACCACTTTGGTAGATAAGTTTGGCACAGTCCAAACATGGAGCATGGGTAATAAACATAGTAGCACCCAGACCAGATTCGTTAGATTTAGCCAACTTGGCAATCGCATTTGTTTCAGCATGTAATACCTCTGGTTTAGTTTTAAGACGATATCGCCCCTGCATTTCATTACCATACATATCTAGGTATGTTCCTTCATAAGGCCAACCTTCTTCAATTTCGTCGGGACTAAGCCATCCACCTGCTGAACACCATTCAACATCTTCACAGGTGTTATCCCAACCTGCAGGCATGCCATTATAACCGATAGAAATAATTCGATCATCCTTAACTACAATAGCACCTACATGGAGTCTACGTGCTGGACTTAATTCAGCAAACCTTTCGGCAACATCCATGTAGGCATTGATAAATTTTTCTTTCATTCTATTACTGCATAAAAATGGTTATTGGGAAATTGAACATTGTATTTTCCAAGTTCTTGTTCTGCTGCTCTACGAGGATCCGAGTCGGCCCATGCATCGTCTCCGGTCATAATGCCTCCTTTTTTCATCTTAGGAAGGAATGCACGGATGTCTGCAACTACTGAACCAAAATCATGAGCACCGTCAATCATGATAAAATCAATACTTTCGTCTGCGTAATTATTAGCAGCTTCTTGACTAGTCATCTTAATTGCATTGTAATGACCTTCAATTGGCTTCATGTTGTTTATAAAAGTTTCATAAAGTGTTCCATCTACTACTTCTTTAACTTCACACTCAGCACCTTGTTGGTGTTCAATGCTGCCTTCCCATGTGTCAATTAAATCTAATTGCACATTAACTCCACTATTTAACAGTTCGACAGCTAGGAATGCTCCCGACCTGCCTTTAAAACTTCCTACTTCGACAAACAGGTCTCCGTCCTCTGCAAGAGTTGCAACATGTCTGTAGAGCCACTCATAGCTAAACCAACCTTCGATATTTTGATAAAAATGTTCCATGTATTTCCTTTATTTGTATTCACTTCCGTCTTTGGAATTGTATTTTGTGTCCGGGTTGTATCGTTCAAATGCTTCGTAGTTCGGTTCATTGGGTAACACTCTTTTACCAACAAACCAATCTCCTATGTGTTTGATAATATTTTTACCATAATAGTTTTTAACATTTGCCGATACTAATCCCAGGTGTTCGTGTAATGTTCTACCTACCAGACCTTCATTGAGATTAAAATCATAATAATGTCTATAAGGGAACTTTGTCAATCGCAATGGATATAAACTAGCCATGGGGGAAAATATTAAACTATTTTTTGCATATCTAAAATTCTTATATATTAGATCATCCGGAGCCGACTCTGGCTCTGTTTCATTTGAATACCAAGCCTGCCGCGCTAACTGCACTTGACTTATAGTTTGATCTCTTTCAAGTATTTCTATTAGGTCTGTAATAAGCACAGGCTCTAGTATTTCCACATCATCTTCTTGGTGCCAAACATAATCGTAATCTCGATCCTTTATAAGGTCCCAAAATTCTGACCATGTTACACTTAACCCTAAGTTATCCGGATGGAGTATAATTTCTTCGTAGCCATATAGTTTAACTAGGTCTGTGATCATAGGATCGTTTCTAGTTTTAGGATAATCATCTATAAAAATTCTATGGACTTCACAGCCGTAGAAATTGAGATTACGTTGAGCGTGTAGAGTTTTTTTAAGATATTCCAACCTGTTGGTTGAAAATATAACCTGACATATTTTGTAAGACATTAGTATCGTTCTGTATTAAAGAAAAATGTTTGAAACAACCTACCGTTGTGTAAGTTATCACCGAAGTAATCTATACTAGCATGAAATAAATCGCCTCGATAGATTATAAGCCTATTGTATTTGTTACCGACTTTATCAAATAGATCCCATTTAGTATAGTCATACCCTTCGTGATCCGAATTAATTCTTTTAAACTCACCCGACGGCTTATGTCTATAAAGACCTGTGCCGCCCGTGTGGGGAGCATCCGGAGTTAGGTAACAAACTCCGGCCCACATATTATGATGATCTGCATGTATCCATGTTCTGTCTTGTGCTGTGGTTAATTGAAATGCACCAGTATAACCAGTGTCTTCAAACCAGCTAGTTACTGGTCCTGCAAAACTCATCCAATAACTTATACAGTCTTTTACATCATCTGGCAAATAGGGTGCTGTTCTAACACCTGGATAATTTCCCTTGACTGAAAACTCTTGTTCTAATGCATAGTTTCTAACAGCATCCGGGTTTGAGTAAAAATTGTCAATAACCATCATTTCTAAATTCATATTAATATCTTAAAAAAGTTCCACTAGTTCCGTCCCAGCCATATATAGTCCAGTCTGTTTCAATAATTTTATCTTGATAAACTCTTGTAAAATAATATAACAACGTTTCAACGTCATATATCATCTTATCGGAATGTCCGGTGAATGTTTCGATTACATGATAAATGTCTACAATTCTATCAAGCATATCTGTTCCAAAACCATATAAAACAGACGAATACTGATATAGTAAATTATCTCCCTGTAAGCCTCTTCGATCTACCATGTCATACGGCCAACTATTGTTCCATTCAAATTTCATAGGGCGTTTAAAAAATATCTTATCTTTATTATATTCGTTAAACAAAGACACATCAAAACTGCGATCAATAAAATATCGCCCGCTCATTTTAAATAAGTAATCAAATTGTTCCAACACTGTTTTGTATTTGTTTATAAACGCTAAAAGGATCATTGTTTCACAATAACTTTTG